TTCTAATTTCTCCATGTACCAATGCAGGATTCCGTCTGCCGTCATCTTCTCTTCCTGACCGACCTTAACGAAAGACTCTATCTCGTTCTTGAACGAATCGGTGTACTTCTTTGCTCTTTGCTTGTAGGTATCTCCGAACAAGAGTGCGGCGATGAACGCTTCATCATCCCATCTGTCGTCAGGAATCCTGCCGAGATGTTTTTTTGCAGTGGTGTATGAGATGTCGTCAACGGTGACGAGCGAGTCCGACACTATTTTTGTCATGCTGTCTTTTACGTATGTCAACTGCTTTGCCGCTCTCTTCGTATTGTCAAACTTGAAATCGGCACCGAACTTGCCCCTGAACTCGGCATAGCTGAATCCGTAGTCTATCAGTCGTTTTGCAGCAGTTGCTATTACCCTGTGTGTCAGCTTGTGGGAAAAGTCAGCTATCTCGAACGCTTTTTCCGCAGCCTTAATAAATTCATTCTGGTTTATCATGTGTAAATATTTGTGCTTGGGTCGTTAATCAAAAAGGTTACATCGAACAGGGCTACCTTTGTTCCGTTATAGACTCCGTCATCCTTGTAGGACTTATAGTACCCTGTAAGCTGCACACCCTTGTAGTCGTTGTAGATTGTTATCGGCTTTCCGATAAGCAGGTCTATAAAGGCGCTTATCTTGCTTGCCGGGGTGTCCGTCTCGCTGTAGAACCCGAACTTGACCGTATATTCATATGCGGACTTCTTCGGGGTAGCTGGTATGTACACCCTTGAACCATGTTCTTCCGGGAAGTCGGTAACAACGATATTGCTGTCCTTTACACTTCCACCGTATGCTTCTGGACTTTTTATCAGCTCCAACCCCCAGTAGGATATATCCCTGACTATGTCAGAGCCTATCTTTAACCGCATCATTCCTGCCATGACAGACAATTCAATACGTTAGCCCGGTGGAAATCATTTACCCTGTTTATGGCTTTTATCAGGGTCTTGTCGAGACCTATCTCGGCATACTGACAGTAAGAACTATAGGTCTTTTCGGTCTTGTCATAGTCGATGTAGTACGTTCCAAACGGTGATTCCGCCATGAACGGGATAAAATTGTTATCCGACTCGTACTCTGTAAATACTAATTTTTCAACTTCAGGTTTCATTTTTTTCTTTTTTATTTGGTTTCATTGGACACCCGTTACAATAGGGCATCGGTAAATAATAATGCACGAACTTATCCGTGTTTTGAACTTCCTCTTTCTTCATCTTCGCATCCATCAGGTCTGTCTGCTGCTTGATGATGTTTGCCTTTAGAACGGGGTCTTGCGTGTTATTCTTGAGTTCTTCGAGTTCGGTCAGGTTCTTTGTACGCAGTTCGTCGGGAGTGATGTTCTCGATGTCGGCATACTTGTCCGTCTTTGCTTTGAACTCGGTAGTGTCAAGATTATTCATCCGTGAGTAAAGGTCGAATCCCCACTGCGCCAGTTCGGCACGCTTCCCGTCCATATACTCAACGTGCTTCTCCTGCTTGAAGAAGTTTGCGGCGGTACCCCGTTTTGCGGTGTCGCTGTACTCCTCTCCGTCAACAGCCCGCCGCCACAGTTCATAACAGGCCGTAGCGTTTTCGGTGATGACATACAAGTCCAGCACCTGCCGTTTTATCACTTCATACTCGGCGGAACCACGCTTGATCCTTGCATTTTCCCTTACTATCATTCTGCAACATTTGGATTGACATCTCTCAAATTTTCCAATTTACGCTCGTATTCTATTTTAGCCGCTTTTTCCTTTTCTTTTCTCACTTCTTCATTGTTGGCTGAATAGGGCGCTTCCTCCGATGCCGTTTCACCACTTATGATGTCGTACCGCTTCAACTCGGCGATAGAGCGAACCTTTGTCTCGTCGTCCTGCGGGGTGAACATCCTGATAGAGGCACGTATGTTTCCATTCGTAATTAATTCCGTGTACCCCGGATATTCAGACACGAAGCCCTGTTTTACGATGTTGTTGATGTGGTCTATAGCAGCGTCGAACTCGTGGATAAGTGACATCACCACCCTTTCCGTCGGGTAGAACATCATCTTCATCGAACCGGTGGGCATGTCTCCGCTTGACTTGTGTTTCGGAAAGACTATACCCAGTGCATTGAATATAAGTTCCAACTGCGTCTCAAACTCGAACTTGAACTGAGCCGACATCTCAGCACCGTTCACCATCTTGAAGTCTCCATCGGTGTCGGTTATTATGAGGTCTGTCAGTCCGGTGGATTTGGCCTGCACGGTATCCGGGTCGTGCGATTTCAGGTGGTAGATAGATTTGAATTTCTTCCTATTGTCCTCGGAAAGTCTTGAAAGCATCACCTCCATATTGTCTATGTTCGGCTGCACCCGTGTCCAAAAAGCACCATCATTGCGCCTGTGATAGACAACCGGCATGCCGTTGAATCCGTGAGACACCTTGGAAACGAGCTTCCACTCTCCATCCATCTCGTATGTATGGCAATATTCCTTGTCGTACACGTCGCACTTGTTGTCGTAGAACTTGTAGAAGTAAAGGGGCTTTCCATATTTGTCGTATTCCATGTTGTACTCGTCCCGGTTGAAAAAGGACAGGGTCTGCCATTTTAGCTGATCTTCCTCTCTGTAGAACAGAAGTGCTGCATCACCGAGGGCAAGTGCGCTCTTCACGAACTCATACCTTGCCGTGTCGATGTTCCTGGATTGCCAGTACTCCTTATAGATAGGAAGCGCCGGGTTCTCCCTTAGAGTTCCATCAACGATGTGGGTCTTGTTTCCCAAAAGGTGGGCAAGGATAATGTCTATAGCCATTGCCTGAATTGGAACACTTACCCTGTTCACGAAATAGACGCTCGTGTTCCCATCCTCGTCCTTTATGGGTATGTCATTATACCACGACGGGTTGAATATCTTGTGTCCTGTCGGATAGTACTCGTTGTAGAATTTTACCTGCGTTACCCTGTCGTAGGATGGTCTTGCCGCCCTATCCCCTGACGGTTTGGGTATCTCCCATAATTTCTTGCTGTTGAACGTTAATTCCATAGTCTGTTTATTTATATATCCTTAAATAGCATCCTCTCTTTTTCGGCAATAGCCTTTTCTATTCTCTCTTTGGCAATCTCGAAATATTTATTGTCTAATTCCATCCCGATGAAATTCCTGTTAGTGTTTACACAGGCCACTCCTGTTGTTCCCGAACCCATACAATTATCTAAAACTGTTTCCCCTTCGTTGGTGTAGGTTTTTATTAAGTATTCCATAAGTTCAACTGGTTTTTGGGTGGGATGTTTTCTTGTTTTATCAGTTTGAGAAAGCACTTTAAAGTTTAAATAAGACATAGGATATTTACCCCTATTGAAATCATATACCCTTTCAAGTTTCTCAAATTTACCATAGTTAGAGTTATTATTCACCCATTTTTTATCAAAGGTTTTTACTCTTTGGCTTTTATGTATTTTTTTAGTACTTTCTGAATAATCGGTAAATACAGGGTTGTATGTAGGTGTTTTTTTATAAAATACTAATATATTCTCGTGATATTTCATTGGCATTTTCTTTGCGTTTAAGTGTCCGCTACCTCTGTTTTTTATCCATATTATTTCGTATTTCAATAACTTTAAATTTGAGCAACCCAATATCTTATCAAATGGCGTTTGAGAAAACAAAACGATTGCACCATTATCTTTTATTATCCTTTCGTATTGCTCCCAAAGTTTATCAAATGGTATAATCACATCCCATTTATTTTGAGTAGTACCGTAAGGCAAATCTGCAATAATAGCATCAATGCTCTTATCGGGAATATCCCTCATTAATTCTAAACAGTCTCCCTTTCTTAGTTGTATCATATATTAAAACGATAAAAAATTAGCCAGTCTGCGAACTTTTTCATCCGGCATCTTCCTGTAAGCCTTATCCACCGAGAACCTGTATATCAGCGAAAGGATAAAGTCGGCGGAGTGTCCGAGCACTTTCATTACCTCTTTCTTGTCAATCATCTGCTTGATTCCCTCCCTGTCCTCTCTCCACCTGATAGCCACCTTTTCCTCCTCCAGATGCTGTCTTATGGTCTTTCCGAAAACAACTTTCTGTAGTACGTTCTCCGATATGCTCACCCCGCACTCTCCTGCGCTGTTGTGGTTTTTCAGCCTTTCCAAAAACTTTCCGACAACTTCCGCCTTTGCATTTCTGTACACGTTCAGCTTCTTTCTGTCGAACTCCACCCTTGTGTCGTCCGACGGAGCTGCCTGCGACATGAATTTCACGGCACCGGGAAAGAACCCCTCGAATATCCAGCCAACCCCCACACCATCGTATATGAAATTCTTGTTCTGCACACCCTCCCTTGTCAGATGTCTCTGCGTCCACTGCAAAAGCTCGTTTGGTTTTAATCCCTGCGTGGCGTGAACCCCGGTAATGTGGTATCCATCCCATATCCACAACACCACCTTGTCGGCATTGTCTCCGCTTCCGGCAACGTCAAGCGATGCGAACATCTCCCCGGTTGTCTGGTGCGAGTTTTTGAACATCCTTTGCAGGTCTGCATCGGAAATAAGGCTGTCTCCAATGTCCACCCTTTTCCAGCAGGCTTTTGCGTAACGCCCTTTCATCTCGTTGGAGCCCTTTAATAGTTTTCCGTAGTACTTCACCCCGCCAGATTTCATCAGGTGCTTATTCTCGCTTATGTCACCCTCGAATACCGTTATGGATTGTATCAGGTCGAGCGGTGTTCCGAACTCGGACATCTTCTCGTTCCAGTGTTGTGCTATGTGTGTTTTCGACTGCTCATACACCTCCTCTTTCGTGGCTCCCCAGTGTGATTCGGTAATATCGTCTCCCCACTGGTAGAAGTACCTTTCAACTCCGTTCCTTTCGGGGATATGGTAGCCTGTTTCGGGGTCAATCCACCAGCTTATGAGTCTGGCAATCCAACTTTCCGGGTCGGCGTTGCATGTTCCGAGTATTTGAGTTCTATCTCCCGTGGTGTTACGCAGGTTTGAGAAGATGGCATTAAACCTGTCTTCGGAAATCTGTGTCACCTCGTCGATGATGGCATCATAGTATTCTTTTCCCTGTATGGCTTCCGCAAAGTCTTTTTCCGCTGCGGAATAGTTTCCAAACACAATCCTTGCCCCGCTTTCGAGTTTCCATGTCTGACTCTGTATGCTTTCGAGATACGTTCCGAACTGTCCGAAAACCTCCTTAGACCTGTCGGCAATACCTCCGGCACCCTGACTGTCCTTTACCATCTTTCGGAAGTAGATAGCCCTGTAGTACGGCTTGTGGATGTGCGGGAGAGCCCTGTAGAGCATGAGGTGTGTCTTTCCGACACCCCTGTTTCCAACGTATATCACTATATCTGATGTGCAGAGGAACGCCTCCGTTTGCGAGCCGTCATTCAGCCGCATCCCGTCAAACTCCTCCTGCCAGTCAAGCACCTCCATCTACAAACTTTATTTGCGTTTTACAAATGTCAAATATACCTATTAAATGCTTGTGTTACACGACATGCACCGAACGGTTGTGAATCAATCACCGACAAACAGGGTTTGCGCTATTGCAAACTATTGTTAAAACAAGTATAAATCTATACCTTTACTTCATGTTTTTTTATTAACTAACTTATTATTAAAAGTATGATTCAGAAAACGGAAATCCTTGAAAGCCTCAGGGAAAAGTATGCGAAAAACTCGCAAATCAGTGAACGAACAATAAACGAGGTGTTGGAAACCCTGATGCCTATTGTGACAGAGGAAACATCCGTGGAGGACTTCCTCAAAATTGCAGACCCTGTTTTCAATACAATCGCAGGAAACGTGAGAAAAGACGTAGCAGATGCTCTCAGGAAAGCCAAGGAGGCAAAGCCCGCTCCTAAGGACGAACCGAAGAAAGAGGAAGAACCTCAGGATGATGACGAGCCCAAATGGGTAAAATCACTCATGCAGAAATTCGAGAGCTACGACCAGCGATTTGCGGAAGAGGACAAGCGCAGGACTGCCGAACAGGTGCGAAAAAGTGCCTTTGCAAAGGCTAACATCTACCCGCAGAACGTGCTCGAAGTTGCAGCGGACGGTTTTGACTTCGGTCAGGAAAACGCAGAAGCTACATTCATCGAGAAAGCTGCGAGGACGGCTGGCAAGTTCGGGATTGTACCCGAAAAGGGAGAACCCAGAGACAAGAAGCCGACATTCGACGCACTAAGGGCGGAGCTTGATGCGCAAGCAGAAATGATTAACTAACATTAAAAATTGATTGATTATGAGTTTTAATACTTACGGACAAAAAACCTATACCTCCAAAGCGCCTGTTCAGGTGTGGGCTGAGGTTTCGGGTGTAAAGCATGGCGGAGGCAGCATTAATGGCTTCTCTTCGCTTGCGGTGGGAACCGTCATTCCCGCTGGCGTTCCCGTGGCTCTCGATGCCGCTGGCGGAACCATCAAGCCTATTTATTTCTATGAGCTGGCTAAAACATTGAAGGCTACGGACACCGAGGCAATCCTTTACGGGGCCGCCCCTCTTGTTGCCACTGGTGGAAACGTGATTGTAGTTCCTTCAGCAATTGCAGGAACTGGAACTGGTGTTGCTTATTCTGCCGCTGTTGATAACGGTGACGGAACTCACACTATTACTATTGTGGCTAATGCCCTCGGAACTGCCGCCGCAGGGACTATCTATGCGGAAGCCGATAAGGCCGGGACGGGTGCCGTAGTTAAAGAAACGGCTGTTCCCGCCGGATTATTGTGGCATGATGTTGTAAAGGAAGATGGCGACACCGTCGGAACTGGCGCTATCATCGACGAAGGGCGTGTCTTTGAAGATAGGATACCCGCTGTTCCAGCAGCTTATAAGAGACATTTGGAATACGTTGGAATTAAATTTGAGAAAGGAATCTAAGCTATGTGGACAGGAGAAAAATCATTTTATGACATTTTAGCTATGGCAGCGGGTAGTTCTGATTCCTACACCCTGCAAGCATTCATTGACACGTTTAAAGACCAGTACAACAAGCTGGACACATCAGGATTCACGTTTGCTCCCATGCAGCCCGGATTCTCGTTCGAACAACTGGAAAAAGAGTACAGTATCAATGCTATGGCAACATACGTTGACCTGAACTCTCCCGGTACCCCAATCTCTTTCGAGGGCGAGTCTCTCTCCAAGGGAAAGATACCGAGAATGAAAAAGTACGCCGCATTCGACGAAAACCAATATCGCCAACAGCTTATTCTTAATTCTATCCAGCAGGATTTCGGGGTTAACGCTCAACGCACCCTGCTCGGAGCGGTAAAGAAGCTGATTGATGCCCACACCAACTCCCTTACTTATCAGAGACACCAGATGGTGTCGACTGGCAAGCTGGAGTTGACCGAAAACAACAACGCCGGCGGATTCAAGGCAACCGTATTTTCGGCAACCATTCCGGATGCAAACAAGGTTGGAAAGACCGGAACCGCACGTTGGTGGTATGATAACAGTGGTAGTTACGCCGAAGGTTCGGCTGCCGACCCGATTGCCGACTTGAAAGCTCTTGCTGCCGCAGCAGAAGAAAAAGGCTCCGCCTTTCACTTCGAGGTTGACAAGCTGACATTCAAGAAAACCCTTGCACAGACATCTGTTGTCAAGGCTATCGGTTATCACATGTTCCCGGCAGCCGCTTCAGACACTATCGCTTCAAACGTTGCAAAGAACGCCGGCGAAGAGGGTAGAAAGGCAGCTCTCGAAGCAATCATCGGATTCCCAATCAAGGTTATCGACAGTCTCTCTCGTGTTGACAAGTACGACAAGGCTAAAAAGGCTGTAGTTGGCACTGACGTTAGATCTTTCGCTCCCGATGTGTGGGCGCTTGTTCCCGACGGTCAGATTGGAGAAATCCTTTCCGTTGTTCCGATAAAGGTTGATCCGCAAGGCATATATGCCGACTACTACGGTGGTCGCCTGCTCATGTCTTACGAGTACAAGACCTTGTTGAAAGAACAGCGCATCGAAACTGAGATGACTGCTTTGGTTGTACCTGACAAGCCCAAGTACATGTGGAATTTGAAAGTAACCGCTAACTCTTGATGATATGACTATTTCCGAGTTTTTAAAGGGCAGTTTTGATTTCACATTTTCGGATGCGAACATCCTTGCTGTCCTCACTCGGAGAGGTGTCTCCGCTGACACACCATTAGAGAGCGTTGACGAGAAGAGCATAGACTTGGTACAAGCCGACCTCTATATGATTCTTGCCAACGCTGTCTCTGGCGGCGGTAGAAGGGTTCAAAAAGGAAATAGGAGCGTGAGTGAGCGCACCTACCAGTTTGGGGTATATGACAGACGTGCGTTCAGGGAAATGGCTAACCATCTCTACGCCAAGTGGGGTGAAAGCGCCTCCGTCTCCTCGTCCGCACGGTTTGTCCATTTAAGAGGGGATTGACGATGGTGGATTATCCGGATTCATGTGTTATAGGTCGCTCTACGGGCGAAGTGGACAGCAACGGTGTTGAGACTTTCACCGAATTGTATAACGGTGTATGTCTGCTGGAAATATCAGGGCAGACCAGATACGATGGCTTCCAGTTCGAACACGAACCGATACTTTTCATTCCAGTGAACAATGTGATCTTCGAGATTAACGACAAGGTTACGGTTACCACATGGAACGGGAGGGTGACAACATACACTGTAAAGGATTGGGAGGCTATCTACGACGCTGATTTCCCCGAGTTGAACGACACCTGTATATGGTTGAAAGATGGCACAAATTGACTTTAAGGAGTTCTACAGGGATATAGACATGTTGACTGAAAATATACTTGTCGATACGGCAGAGGCCGTGATAAGGTATATCGAAAGTTCGGACGTGATCCCCGTTGACACCCACAACTTGAAAGACAGTACGGGCGTCGGGGTATATCGCAGCGGAACACTGAAGAAGTTTGTAATGCCACGAAAGGCGAAAGAGCCACGGATAATCAACTGGGTGGCGATATGGGGTGAAGACATGATAGACCACGTTCTTAACACGGGCATGAGCAACTACGGAAACGGAGACCACATCGTTCTGTTCTCGTCAATGCCCTATGCGGAAGATGTTGACAGCAGCGCAAGAAACAGTGGGTTCTTCACCGACATGCTATCTACTGAGTTCGAGCTTATTCTCGATGAAATAGTAAAACTATACGGGAGGAAATCATGAAGTTGTCCGACATTAACCCTACTGGCGTTTTGAAACAAGTCCTCACCGACTACGGAGTGACACAGAAAATCTATACTGGCGACAAACCTACAAGTGGGTTGCCAGCCGAATACATTGAACTGCGACAGAATGGCGGGTTGAAAACCAACCTGACCAAAATGGGCTTGGTGCAGGGATATGTTCTCTTATCCATCAACGTAAAACTACTAACCACGGGTGGAAGAAACACCGTGCGGGAAAACATCATCCTATCGACATTTGACGGGCTTTTCAAGGATGGTGCGGCAGTGAGCAGAGACGGATACGTATTTTCTCTCGACCCTGAAAACATCGTCTATTCCGGCGGTGGTATTTACGAGGGGTACAGTTCTAAATTAATAAACATAACATTTAATAAAGCATAACTATGGCTATTGGAAAAATTGACACAGTAGGTAGCTTTTTCGTAGGTCAAGGCGACATCATTGTTTTTGATAAGCCTGCAAACTACGCAGTTGCCAAGCTCTCCACTTTGGCTAACCCCAAATCACTTGGAGACATCCACCTTGACAGTACCAACTTCACAGGTGACGACCCTACCCTGACCCCTCTGAAAAATGAGCAAGGTCTTGCGTACTACACTACCGTTGAAAACGGAACATTCGGCTTCGAGTTCTTCGTTCCTTCTACATCTAAAGATATGTTACAGGCTCTGATGAACGCAGCGATTATAACAGACACCTTCACCGCTGGTGGCACTTTTGCCGTCGGCTCTACCGTTACTGGTGCGATGCACAAGTCCACCATTGTAGAGAAGCCGATTATGATTGTAAACGATACCAAGAACCGTGCGCTTGTCGTTCCGAAGGCTAAGATTGTATCTTCCCTCGCCATGCAGGACAAGGTTGCTGGAATCATGGTTCGTGTGAACGCAGAAAACATCGACACCACAGACCTTAAAACGGTTATGTTCGTTGACGGTGCAATCTCATACGCCTAATCATTAACTGAAAGGGGCTAACAACCCCTTTCTTTTTAAACTCACCATGGACGAAGCAAGAGAATTACTGAACATATCACACAGAATAGAAAAGGGTGGCAAGAAGAAGGTTGTTGTCTTAGGAAAGACTTTTACAATCTCAGACACCAAGAGGACTATCCTCGGCAAGATTAACGACGTACAGATTAAGGTCGAATACTTCGAGGGGGAAGAGAATCTGAAAACGATAAAGAAAAGACTTAGGTTCATAAACAGTGCGGATGCAAGAATAGCCAGCTTGCTGATTTTAAACGCATGGGCGTACATACCGCTTGTGCATCAAATCCATTGGCGATGGATGAACAGGAAATACACGACAGAGGTGTTTTCCGCTATCATCGAGAAGGGTCTTGACGATAGGGAGACCGCTTTTTTTTTGAAAAACTCGGCGCTAAGAAGAAACATTCTGATGCCCCGGATGATGATGATAAAAACATCATAAAAAGCATGTTCCAATTGTCGTTGGACAACCCCACGATGATGGAGATATACCCCTACGGTGGAGTCCTTGCCTACATGAAGTACCATTACATGGATGGTGTATTAAAACAAAATCTTATGCTAATGGACAAGACAAGGTACGACCACGACAAGGGAGACAAGGTAGCGGTAGCAAGGAGACCCAAGAGCGAGGAAGAAACGAAGAGTCTTGTTTCAATGTTCATCGGGTCTAAAGACAAAGAGATAGCAAAGGTGCGTAAAGAGATAGGAGACTGATCATGGCATTAGAATACGGTATAAACTTTAATACGGAGAAGGGAAGAAAACAGGCCGAAGAAGAGATAAAGAAGTGGCGTGAAGAG